CGCGGGTCGCTGTTCGCAACGTCGGCCTCGCCCGAAGCCGGCCGCCGCGCCGCCTTCGGCGCGGGCCGGACCATGAACGAGCTGAACCCCGAAACCACGGGCGGCTTCCGCAACCTCGCCGATTTCGCCGTGGCGGTGCGGAACGCCCAGACGGGCATGGCCCAAGATCCGCGCCTGGCCGCGATGGTCGAGGGCGTCGAGCGTGGCGCGGCTCCCGCCGGCTTCCACCAAAACCAAGGCGGCGCGGGCGAGGGTTTCCTGGTCCCGCAAGACTACCGTCAGGCGATCTGGGAACTGGCGTTCAACGAACCGGACCTGCTGTCGATGGTGACGCCGGAGCCGACGGCCGGTAACAGCGTCAAGATCGCCAAGGACGAGAGCACGCCGTGGGGCTCGGCCGGCGTCCAGGCCTACTGGCGCTCGGAAGGTTCGCAGATGGTGGCCAGCAAGGCGGCCCAGACCGGCATGACGGTGGAGCTGCATGAGCTGTACGCCTTCGTTCTGGCGACCCAGGAAGTTCTCGACGACGCGCCGCGCCTGCAAGACCGCCTGACGCGCCAAGCCGCCCGCGCCATTTCGTGGAAGGCCTCGGACGCGATCATGTGGGGCGACGGCAACGGCAAGCCGCTGGGCTTCATGAAGTCGGACGCCCTGGTCACGGTCGCGAAGGAAAACGCCCAGGCCGCCGACACCCTGGCGGTCAAGAACATCCTGAAGATGAACGCCCGCCTGCTGCGCAACGGCGGCCGGCCGATCTTCCTGGGCAACTCGGACATCGACCCGGAACTTGGCGCCCTGACCCTGGGCAACGTCCCGGCTTTCCTGCCGAACAACCAACCCCTGACCTCGCCGTGGGAGGGTTTCATCCGCGGCAAGCCGCTGCTCTACACGGAACACTGTTCCACGATCGGCGACCTGGGCGACTTGGCCCTGGTCGACATGTCGGGGTACTACGCCGCGACCAAGCAAGGCGGCGGCATCGACTTCGCCGCGTCGATCCACCTGTTCTTCGACTACAACATCCAAGCCTTCCGCTGGACCTTCCGTCTGGGCGGCCAGCCGTACCTGTCGAAGCCGGTCGAACCGAAGAACGGGCCCAACACCAAGTCGCACTTCGTCACGCTCGAAGCCCGCTAACCGGGTCTTCGCGGTGTGACGCCTGGCGGATCGGCTGCGCGCCCGGTCCGCCAGGTCGCGACAGAGCTTTCGGCGCGCGGCACTCTCGAACAGGAAAGGAAGCGGTCACATGAGCACCGCCCTGAAGCCTTCGCAGCGCGTCGCCCTCGTCGGCGCGATCGACCCGCAATCGGCCAACGCGGTCAAGACCTCCGGCTGGATCGATGCGACCAAGTTCTTGAACTACCTGGCTATCGTCTCCGTCGGCGTCTTGGGCGCTGCGGCCACGGTCGACGCCAAGCTGGAGCAGGCCACGGCCAGCGACGGGACCGGCGCCAAGGACGTCCCCGCGCACGCGATCACTCAGCTGACCAAGGCCGGCAACAAGGACAGCAAGCAAGTCGAGATCAACCTGAAACAGGAAGACCTCGACTTCGATCGCGGCTTCAAGTTCTTCCGGTTGAGCGTCACCCCGGCCGTGGCCGCGTCCCTGATCTCTGGCACGGTGCTTGGTTTCGATCCGCGCTATGGCGTGGCGTCGGACAGCGACGCCGCCACCGTCGACGAGATCGTCGGCTAAGCCATGACGGTCCGGGTCGTCGCCGCCGCTTCGTCCTCGCCGGTCTCTCTCGACCAGGCGAAAGCGCGCCTGAACATCCTGCACAGTGACGACGACACCATCGTCACGGGGCTGATCAAGACCGCTACGGCCGAAGTAGAGGCGGCGACCCAACGCCGGTTCATCACACAGACCCTCGAATGGGTCTTGCCGTGTTGGCCGGCGCGCTCTTTCCGTCTTCCCGTGGCGACGAATGTCAGGGAAGGCTTCTCGATCACCATTCAGGCCCTTGGCGGCGACACCGTCGTTTTGAGCGCGGCCGATTTCGTCGTGTCGCCGTCGGGCGAGACCCTGTCAGTGCGGCCCGCGTCGGGTGCGTCGTGGCCGCTGCTGGACCCGGACGCCCAAGAGGCGATCGTCATCAAGTTCAAGGCGGGGGCCCCCGCCGCGCCCGACGAGGCGCACACCGCGATCCTGTTCATGATCGAGTACCTGTACGCGCCAAGCCCCGATTGGAAGATCGCGGCGTCTGGCCTTCCCGAGTGCGTCGAAATGCTGATCGCGCCTCTACGCTGGGAGTAGCCGCAATGCCCTGGGTTCGCTTCACCGAAGACCATGATTTTACCCCGGCGGCCAATCGTCGGACGACGCTCGCCTACAAGGCCGGGACGGTCGACAACGTGACCCGCGAGTGCGCCGAACAGGCGATCGACCTGGGTCGGGCCGTTCCGGTCAAGAAGCCCGCCACGCGCGAAGAGGCCAGCGCGGCGCGCGATGGTCACGACGTTGCGGTGACGGGCGGAGGCGACGATGGCCTGGACGCCGCCTAGTCGGCACGAACTTCGCGAGCGCGTTCGGATCGAGCGACGCGGGGCGGGGAAGAATGTCGGCGGGGTCGTCAAGGACCAGTGGACGGCGGCGGTCGAGGATCGGCGGGTGAGGCTGCTTCCGCAACGCGGCGGTGACGCGGTCATCGCCGACCGGGTCGCGGGCGTTTCGATCTGGATTATGGATATTCCGGCCGACAACCAGGTCCGCGCGATCGGGGCCGGGGTCGGGTTTCGCGTCGTCGACGCCCGCGACGAGCACCGGACCTTCAAGATCCTGTCCTGTCTTGACCTGGAAGGTCGAGACCGCTGGCGGACCTTGACCCTTCAGTGGGGAGCGACCGATGGCTAGTAAGGTCAAGGGGTTGGATCGCCTTTTGCGCCAGCTCCAGGCCTTGCCGAATTCGGTGCGGGCCGAGCTTTCCGATGCTCTCCTGGCGGAGGCGCGGGAGATGGCGGCGGCCGTCGCCAGGGCCACTCCGCGGCGCTATGGCGATCTACAGGCGTCGGTCGGATGGTCGGCTGGCGCGCCTCCGCGTGTGCGGACGAACGGGGCCTTTCGGCTGTCGCCAGAGGACTTCGGGGCCAGAGGCGACGCCTTGGCCAAGGCCGGCCTGCTTTTCACGGTCTATGCGGGCGACGACAAGGCCTATTACGCGCGCTTCGTCGAGTTTGGCACGTCTCCCGCGCCGAAGGGTCGATCGAGAGACATCACCGGCAAGAGCCGGAACAATCTTCGCGCCCATGCCGGGACCAAGGCTCAGCCGTTCTTCTACCCGACCATCCGGGCCCGGAAGAAGGCGGCCAAGTCCAGGGTCGTGCGGCGCTTGAACAAGGCCGTCAAGGCCGTGGCAGCGTTGCGATGACCGGACCGACCAAACTGTTACAGATCGCCGTTGTGGACGCGCTGCTGGCGGACGACGAGGTCGGAAACTTGCTCGCGTCGACCGAAAGCGGCCCGGCCGTTTTCGCGCGTGGCCAGGCGTTTGATGACGTCTATCCGCGTATCACCCTCGCGCCGCCGCAACGCCTTCAGGGCGGGCCGAGGGATTCGGCAGAAATGGTCGTGACGCTGGATAGCTGGGCGCAGGGTCCGGAAGCGCCGCTGATCGCCGCCGAGGTCGCGGACGCCATCGTCGAGGTCTTGGAGACCGTCGGCGGTCTCGAAGGTTGGCGGATCTCCAGCCGGTCCTTCGTCTCGTCTAACCCGGTCGGCGACCCGAACCCCGACGTCGAGCACGTCGTGACGACCTATCGCTTCACCGTTCACCGGAACGGCTGATCACCCGGCCGATATGGCCAATCCCAGGAGGACACCATGCCGGACACCTATGTCGAGGGCGTCTCGGGCGAAAAGCTCGTCTTCAAGTTCGGTGACGGCGCGTCGCCGACCGAAGCCTTCACCGAAGAATGCACGATCAACACTGATCGCTCGATCGAGTTCACCAGCGACATCGCCGTCAGCCAGCGGGCGAACTGCACCGATCCGTCGAAGCCGGCGAAGTCCAAGCGCCGCGTCAAGGCGACGGATATCCGGTTCACCGGCGCCGGTACCGCGTCGGCCGCCTCGGCGCTGAAGTTGATTCAGCTCTGGCAAGCTGGCGCTTCGTTCAACGGCAAGGTGATCCAGGACGCGGGCGTCGCGCTGCACGGCTTCACGATTACCGGCAAGTGGGTGATCGAGAACATCACCTTGGGCGGCACGCGGGGCGACGACCAGACGTTCTCGATCGCCCTGGCTATCGCCGACACCGACTATACCTTCACCGCGTCCTAACCCATGAGCCGCGACGGGTCCGTCGTCCTTCAGTGGGGCGACGAGGAAACGGTCTTCCGCCTTCGCCTGGGCGAATGGCGGAGGATTCAAGAGCGCTGCGACGCGGGGCCGGGTGAGATCTATCGCCGTCTCGTGACCGTGGCCATGGCCATGGAAAAGGGGTTCACCCTGGCTCAGGCCGCCGCCGTGGGAATGATCGGCGACTGGCGCGTGGATGACATGCGCGAGGTCATCGTCCAAGGCCTGATCGGCGGCGGGCGTAGCGAACTCGAGGCGCGGGCGCTCGTCCAGCGCCGGGTCGACGAGGTCGTCGACTTCAAGGCGCACCTGGCGCTTGCGTTCGCCATCGTCCGGGCCGGCCTTGGCGACGTCACGGACGAAGCATCGGGGGAGGCCAAGGGGGCGGGCTCCCGGAGAAAGCCCCGCTCCCGAAAGGCAAGCTCCGCTTCGCAATGATCTATGGCAACGGCGCGGCGATGGGCATGAGCCCCGCCGACGTCGACGCCATGAGCCTCTGGCAATTCGAGGCTGGCCTGGCCGGTCACAACCGCGCGCATGGGGCGGAACCCAAGGCCAGGCCTCCGTCTCCCGAAGAGCACCGCGCACGACTTGAAAGGCATCGCTGATGGCCGGTAGGACCGATCTCGAACAGCTCGTCTATCAGGTCAGCGCGGATATCCGTCGCCTGGAAAAGGCCAACGAGCGGGTTCTTGACAACGTCAAGGACACGACCCGCAAGGCCCAGCGCGAATACGACCGGCTCGCGGCCGACATGGGGCGCGGGTTTGGCAATGTCTCGACGGTCGCCGGCTTAGCCTTCGGAGCGATCATCGGATACGCGACCAAGGCGGCCAGCGATGCGAGCGAGACCGCCAACGCCTTCGAGGTCGCGTTCGGCAAGCTGACGCCTCAAGCCCAGAAGTTCGCCGTCAGCTACAGCAAGACGGTCGGTCGGGCCCTGGACGAGACCCAGGCCAACATGGCCAAGACCCAACTGATCCTGACCGGCATCGGGATCAACGCCGACAAGGCGCTTGGCCTGACGGAGGCCATTCAAAAGCGCTCTGTCGATATCGGGTCCCTGTTCAACGTCGAGGACGCCGAGGCCTATCAGGCCATCATCTCTGGGATCTCCGGCGAGGCCGAGCCGCTGAAGAAGTTCGGCGTCGCCCTGAACGAGACGGCCGTTAAGGCCGAACTGCTGAAGCTGGGCTTCAAGGGCAACGCCGAGCAAGCTCCAGAGGCGGCCAAGGCCATCGCGCGGTTGAACATCATCATGCGCGGCACGGCTCAAACTGAAGGGGACGCGATTCGGACCAAGGACGGCCTCGCTAATGCGACCAAGGCGGCGCAGGGCGCATTCCGTGACGCGGCGGCTGAGCTTGGTAAGTCGTTTCTGCCCGTTGCTACGGACGCTGCTATAGCCGCTAAGACGCTTCTGACCGAATTCAACAAGATGCCGGACGGCGTGAAAATCGCTGGGCTGGCCTTCCTTGGGCTCGTCGCGGCCGGGGGGCCGATCGCCGCGCTGATCGAGGGCCTAGCCAAGGTCATCAAGTTCGCGAACGCGGCGCGGGGCGCTGTCGCGGCGGCGGCTGGCGCGCAAGCGGCGGCCAGCGCTGCTGGCGGCGCGGCTGGAGGCGCGGCGGCGGGCACGGCGGCGCG